ACAAACATGCAACAGTTCTATGGTAAACTTTTCAGCGCCATACTTTTCTATTGCCGTCGCTAAAGCGCAGTTCCTACCATGTCTTGCTTGGTTTTTGTGTTTTCCCCAGCGTTGTGACAGTGTCTTAGAGGTTTGCCCAATATACTGCTTACCATTTACCGTGTTCTTAATCAAGTATACTTTCATCGTGTCTCCTATCAAGATCGAGCGGGAGGTGTGATAGGCACCTCCCAACTCTACTCCAAGCTGATCAAGGCTTGGGATTTTGTAAATCTTCTGATTTGTCTTTCGCAGCACCTGAAAAGGCATGACCCGTAATTGCGCCGAGGATTGTACCCGTGTACGCCACGTAGCTCATGTCGAGATGGTGAAACCATGTCATCACCGAGCCAACAATGAACATGAAAATGCAAATAGGAAGATGATAATCTTTCACATCGCTGAGAATCTTATCGAAGTTCATTGTTACTCCTTTTTATACCCCGAAGAACGCCAGGGCCATTGCTATACCAAGGCTGTCTGCAGTGATGGTTCCAAGAGTTGCAGGCATTACACCTCCTGATGTACCGTTTGCCGCTTGTCCTACTTTCACTGATCCTAAGGAGTTCAGTGTGCTTTCCAATGCGCCGAAGGTGGCATTGGTAAGACTGCTAATCATCACACTCGCGTTGGAAGTACTTTCGGCAAAGTAGTAAGTTCCAGGCAAAAGAGTAACGGGTGTTCCTAGTGTATTGGTGTGTGTTCCCGTAGTCGCACAACTCAGTGCTCCTGAATCTAGCAACTTAGCGGCTGCTGAACTATAAACTCCAAAGTTTGCAGTTGCACCGGCTTCATTGGTAGTGACATAGCAGGAAACTGTTCTAATGGTATAAGAATTTACGAGTTGGAACTGTATGACGGATATTTGGTTTATAGTCGTGCTTATTGTGCCACCATTAATTCCAGTTCCGTATATACCTCCTGAAATAGGAATGCCTGCTCCTAGAAACCCTCCATATCCTGCAGTGGTGAACGATGTTCCTATGGTTGCCCATACTGTGCCTGTCACTGTTGAAGTAAGGGCTTGGCCTGCTGTGCCTACGGATGCTGTGCTGTCGGCTAAAGTACCATTGATTTTCTCGTTGGTAAAAGTCTGTAGTCCAGTCCACGTATTGGCATTGCCCAAGTTCAGAATTGCAACAACGGAACCTGTGCTAGGAGAAACGGTGAGTGATCCATTACTAGAAATCGATGTGACTCCGCTGCCTCCACCTCCACCTGCGGCCCAAACTACTCCACTCGACGTAGAACTTAGCACCTGCCCAGCAGTACCGGGGAGTCCATTGTTGTCGTAGATGATTCCACTGAATGTGGTGTTGCCTGTGACACTGAGATTTGGTACGGATACTATTCCTATACCGGAAGAACCTATGTGCTGAAATGTAAAAGTAGAGGTTGGATTAGGACCGCCTCCGGTAATCAAGGACAAATTCCATGAATCCGCTATGGACGTACTGCCGTTCCAAACCGCACCCACAAAAGACAACATAGGAGAAGTAACGTTCTGTGAAGAAGTGGCTGCATTGCTGTTTGCCAGAACTTCCGCACCGACAGACTGACTATACGTACGGGTGAATGTGTTCGCGTTGAAAATGAAGTTAACATTGCTCGTGGGATTGCCAATGCCAGAAAGTACAGGCTGTGCCGAGGTGAACATACCAGTCGCTGCCGTGTACGAATTGAGGAATTGGTTTGGTACAGCAGGAAAATTGATCGTAGTTCCAGCAATCGTCTGCCAGCTTGCTGTGGTAGGCGAGGTAGCTACTAGGGCCTGCCCAGCTACGGGTGAACCCGTGATGGTGACGTTCAAACCGCCATTGCCAAGATTCTGATCGGGGTACACATTCTGGATCACACCACCGATAGCAATGGTTACTGTGTACAACCCTGCCAGCGCGTAGAAAGCAAAGTGGCCGAAGCCATCCGTGACTCCAGGCTGGGTGACTGGGCTAGCTCCAAGTGGGTCAGAAAAAATAGAAGCAAGTGGCGACGGAGGCACGGCTGTGGTATTCGAAGGCTGGGTTGTAACGTAGACTTGAATTCCAGCGAGGGCCGGGCCTTGGGCCGTCTTAGCCCACAGGTCATAACGAAATAGTTGTGCCATGTTGCTCCTTTAATCTCACTGCCAGCCGCAGGCGTAGTAACCGTTAGCGTAATCGCCGTCGCTGTGTCCGTATGGAATGCGCATGAAGTTCTCACTCTGCATTCTACGGGTGTTGGCGTTTTTCAACTTGAATATCTGATCTTTTGCTTCCACGATAAGGTCCGCGAGACCTGGAGAGCCGAGCATTCGTGCATATGATACAGCCGTCTTATATGCGACTGCATCTTGGCAGTCCATGATGGGCACGAAGGTAGCACTGAAGTCTAAGGTTTGGCTGAAGAACTGCGGAAGCTGCGCGTAGTAGCGCATGCGAACGTCACGAGACTCCAAAGCCCCGTTGAAGTTGATGTTGTCGTTACGCCATTCCCATTCCTGCAACCAGGGCACCTGCGGACGCGGAGCAAGGCCGAATGTGGATTGGGTCATAGGCATGAACGCATCGTTGGTTTGAAACTTTCGTTCCCATAGACGCTCGGGGTAAATCATGTCGGCTGGTAGGAGAAGGTTGGGCCACTGAATGACTCCGTCGAAGTAACCTACGGTAGACAGCACGGTTTGCACCGAGGGGTCTGCTCCACCTACACCGTTGATTGGGGAGTTCACTGGAGGAAGGCCGCGAACAATTACGTTGTCTTTGATCAGCGTTGGCTGGCCTACGTTGCGTAACTCTCTGTACACATCTCTAATCGCTGAGTTCAAGAACGGCTGGGTCCATGGGGATACCAGGGGATTGTCCGTGAAGACTTGGCCTTCGCCGGGGGTCCCTGTCAAGCCTGCTTGGGAATCGTTCACCAAGCCGCGCACAAGATTCATGATGGTCTCAAGGCTCGTGCTGTATGCCATCGTAGTGTTTACTGTTGGACTCGACATGGTTCTCCTTAAACTAACATAGGGGGAGCGGAGCAATGCGACGTTTGGACTCAGATACAAACGACAGCTATCACTCTCACTCCCCCTAAGATTGTACGACTAAAAACATGCTGACCTATGAAGCCCCAGTTTACAGAGGGACTCAGGACCTCGAAACTTGGCCTCTTTCGGACAGCAAGATCGACTACTGAACTCTACTTCTGCTCGGTTGGTATGGTTGGCTTTGGTGCTACTGGCGCTTGTACCTTTGGAACTCTGGGCGCAAATTGCTCCTCACCTGTAGCTTCGTACGCTTGGGAACGGCTACGTACACCTGCAGCTACTGCCTTCTCCCAACCTTTGATGCCATCAATGCAAACTCCTCCACCCTCTAATGGGTGAAAAGGTGCTCCAACTGTAGCTGGAGTCCCGCAACGAGGACAGTTATCCTTGTGCATTACCTTGGTATGCCAGTTGGTTTCAGTATGGAAATACTCTGCTGCCTGAAAATGCTCGGGGCTGAGAATCTCCGATAGCATCTTTGGATTAGAAGTCTCCACGGTGCGTGCTTGGTCCAAAAGGTATTTGTAACGCTTCTCAAGACGAGCATAAGCTGCCTTGATTTCCTCTTCCGTGGGTGGGTTGTTTAGACTCCAAAAAACTCCCTTAGCTCCCAAATCATTACCCTGTCCTGTAACGTGCTCAATCAAGGCATCCTGATTTATACCTAGGTTATCAGGGTTGATAATGTCCATAACAAATCGTCGGGTATCCATTGCATCAATAGCAATTTCGTTTGAGTCTACATTTCCCTTAGGGGTAAGCAACGGCTGTGGCAATCGAGTCACAAATGCAACTCTTTCATTATCCTTACGTCCGTTGATCTTCATCTCCCGCATAACAGGTGGCCGCGATACCGTGTGATCCTGCTTAGACACGTTATACAAGTAGACAAAATATTCTGGTGCTCGATTCAATAGGTAGCTCTGAGTTGTGAATTGCCAATCAACGTTGTTTGCTTTGCCCATGCTGCTGCTGAGATCGGGGCGAGTGCTCGGTGCTGAACAGGTTGCGTCCATTTTTGAGTCCTTCTGGCGCTGTGCGCCTTCTGAGTTTTTACTGAGTGGGATTTTCTGAGTACGAACTGAGGCCCCTCCCTAGGGTCCTAGCGTTGTTTACCATGCGGTTCCAATTACGATTCATAGCCTCGACTTTTTTGTCGATATGCCAAGTTCTACATCCTTGTCTAGCGTAGGATGATGGCCCTTTGAATGCTAGAGATGCATCGCGCATGGCGTCTTCCACCATTGATAAATCTGCGGCATCTTCTTTTTCTTGCAGTTCTTTCAAAGCTGCTTTAGTTTTTTCCCAACTTATATCGCGGGATTGCTCTATGATGGGAACGACCAAGTCTAGGATTTGAGAATTTAATGGCATCCCTTCGATTTTTAATTGTCCGTTCTGCATGTCACGCCAACACAAATTGTATAGCATGACATACTTTCCGAAATATGGGTACTCACCAATCGTCTGCAGATTAGACTCTTCATCTAGTCCTGCTACGTAAAAACTCTCAGGCGTACCAAAGTTTACCGCAGGTTGCCATTGCAAAAGCATCCAGGAAGGTGTGCCACCCCCCAAAAGCAAATATCTATACCCGCGATAAGAAACTGGTATATTCCAGTGACCACCTGCACGGTATAGACACTCATCTTGTCCCCCTTGACCCCAACGCACGATGTACACAGGGTCTCCATAAGGGTTTTCCCCGCCAATACGTCGGAGTTCTTCGGAGAACCACTCGGGTGCTTGATATTGCTGGTAGGCATCAGTCGGTGACGACATTTGTCGTCTCCTGAGACTTTGCCTCGTTCAGCGCTTGTACTTCTGCGGCTTTCTTCTCTACATAAGCGTCTAGTTCACCTCTGGTAACTCCTAACTTCTCGCACAGGAAGTTTCCGACTAGTGCTTGGGTATCAATCATGCTGAATAACTCAGCATCGTTATTGCCCATCTTGTTGAACGCTTTTTGAAGTTCCCGTCTAGTAGGGTACCCGTCAAGGAAACGGTCATGCGCGGGTGTGATTAGTTCTGAGTCGGACATTTTCTACCTCTCACATCTTGGACTCGCACAATACGTAGTCCATCTGGGTCTTCTATATAATCCAGTTTAACGGCATCGCACAGTTCCCTTACTACTTTTTCAGGAAGGTGCAGGACCTCGCTGTTGTAATCGCCCCAGGTCGCCCAGTCTCCAGGACTAAGAATTTCTTCCATGGGAATTCTTACTCCACCCATAACTACAAATTTACCTGTAGCAAGTACCACGCCCGTGGCTGAGTGTTGCCTATACTTTGCTGCTGTAATCAGTCCAGTTCTAGTGTTTCGGGAACTGCCATCTTCCAGCATCTCTTCTTCGGGGTCATCTGGCACGCGCATCACTAGTACTCTGTCCAAGAGCGGAGTAAATACTCCATATTCCCGCGCCGAGAACTTTGGCTCGGCCTTCTTTACAGGTTCGGAATCGAAGCGTGATCTTCGGTCGATTACCGTTATTCCCTTGGTTAACTCCTGTGGTTCTTCCTCTGCCACATTTTTAAGTTCCACTGTGTCATCAGCTTTACTACCGCCTGTGGAAAACTGAGCAGACTTCATTCCACCTGCCAACTTATCTCCAATCCCTACTGAGTGCATCACTTTTTCTCCTGAGTCTTAATCTTTTCCAGAGGAACTTCTATTACTATAGTCCTCTTTACGGTTCTCTTTCCGGTCGAGTTTAGCCATTTCCATATTGCTTTGAACATTCTGAGTATTGCTCCTGAGTCTGAGTTTTATGCCTCAAAGCCCAGGCCGCAACTGGTAGTAGTGCCTGGGCTGAGGCTTGCCCCCGCTGTAATCTACCAGATTAAACGAGGGAACTTTTTGCATTCTGCGGTTGCTGAGTCAAAAGCGCCCCGGCTAAGGGACGCTTTGGTACTGCTTAGTATCCTACAAGTTTTTCTAAGTTTCTAATTTCTGTGAGTCTGCGTCCACATTCGATACCAAACCGCGCTGCATCGACTAGGACCAACCTTGGGTCGCATTCGTTGTCTTCCAATGCATCTGCCATGTAGTTGAACTCTTCATTGTGAAGAAGTGCCGCCGTACATTCATCATCCTCGGCATCACCCATCTTAGCTTTGAACGCCTCGGTGTACACGTTGCTAATCTGAGCATTGAAAGGGCAGTTACAGGTCTGAGTGCTACGCTTACGCTTTGCAGGTGCTTTGGGTTTCTTTGGCATATTCCTCCAAGTATTGTAGTGCTTTGTCGAGCCACGTTCCTAAAGTAGGAACAATCGTACTCAAAGTGAGGTCCATCTGTTGTAGCCAATTTTCTAAACGTCCTAGGTCAGTGTTGCAATTTTCACATAACAATCCACGGATACATTTGCCGCAAGTTCGCCTGTGAGCCTTATCTGTAGGGCAACATTTGTGGTCATGATCTACCTGAAGGCGTCTTCCGCTCGGCACGTAGTTGCACAGAAAGCAGTGTCCGCCTTGCTCTAATAACGTGCTTTCGTACCATTCCGTTGTGCGTTTAAAGTTTAATACAAGCCATTGATTCAGTTTCTTTTGCAGTACCATTTCTTTGTTTTCTTCTCGGTATCGCTTGGACTGTACTCTTCCGTATGCTTTTAGTTTCTCTTGGTTTTTGTCGTAGTACGCTCGTGTATAAGCGGCGGTCTTTTCTTCTTTGCTCATACCGTCGTACTGTGGTTTTGGATTTCCTTCTAGTCTGCTCATATCGTCTCCTAGGTAGGGGATTGAGTTTGTTGAGTTAGGAAAGCCCTGTTACAGCAGAACTTCCCACTAACTCAAGTATACCACATCTGCAGATGTGATACAAGCAGCAGCACTACAATCTCGATCAAAAAGACCTGTAAGTCCTTTAGAATCTACACAGTAGGAACTGCTGCGTTTTGAACGTACAAACCGGCACGCTCGTTTTGTTACGCGCAATGCGCGGCACAGTCATTTCTGCTGTGCTCATACAGTTTTTATTCCTGTATGCTCGGACTATTGCATCTCTGTTTCCAGAGCCTCATCGCTTAGTCTCTCACGGTCCTTGTTAAGGGTTCCGCCTCGTTGCCGTTTCAGGGTTCGAGTCAATCAGATAAGGTTTAACGCGCCCCGTTTGGTCTGTAAGGCGCGGCATTGCAAAGATTGAAGCAAGTGTTGTAGGCAAACATCATTTTGTTACGTGCTATTGCACGGTGCAGGCATTTCTGCTGCACTCATACGATTTTGTTCTCGTATGCTCGGACTATTGCATCATCCCGTGGGATGTTTCTTCGCTTAGTCTCTCACGCTGGCTTTCGCCTTGCGCCTCGTTGCCATTTCAGGGTTCGAGTCAATCAGAAGAAATTTTACTCGCACATGTCGTTTCTACAGTCTATGCGAGGTCAGGTAAGACCCTCCAGCAGTGCCAATGTCGGGCACTGGTGCAACTACGTTGCCACCACCGAAGTCATACAACTCCAGAGGAGACAACTCACCGATGTACCAGTTCTCCATGACGAGAAGGTCCATGCGGCTTGCCGTTGCTGTCCAAGACTTGTGGTACTTGCGTCCACCGAACGTGTCACTGAAGTACTTCTTCGACATGTCCAAAGTCTTGTCACCCTTGATTTCCTGGGCATTGGCAATCTGAACGTTGTACATCAAGTTCGATTGCGCGAATGCCTGCTCAGGAGGACCGTACCAAATGCCTGACTTGATGCTGTCGGCGTCTGGGCCAAGTGCGCGGCCTAGCAGTACCTCTGCACGCTGTGCGATGCCGGGGGTGATAGCTGCTCCACCCAAGTTAATGGTTGGGGTGCTAAGGCGACCAGGGTACGCATTGCGGTTCAACCCACCGATAGTTCCGGTGTTGGAGTTCACGTCCCAAGCCTTGATGCCGAGGATGGAGTTTCCAGACCCGTACGTCGCGCCGTTGACAACGATGTAGTCGGTTGCAACTACGTCCGTTGGCAGTGCGGTGCTGAAGAACAGGGTGTTGCTAGGACCGTCAGAGTAGCTGATGGTAGCTGTAGTAGCTCCACCGACTCTCTGCACTCCACCAGTGCTGTAGAACTTCACGACCTGTTGGTCGGTGAATGCTACTGCAATGTTGACCGGAGTGATGCTGGCGGTCTGTGCGGCTGGGGTTCCACCAGCGAGAACGATGACTGCCGTGGCAGGAATCTGGTCGATCATGCCCGAACCATCCGAGTTGATCAAGCCTTCAATTCCCTGCATAGCAGCGTCCAGGGAGTTCTTCATTTCCTGGGCCTTACATTATGTTATTCCAAACTTTAAGCAGAAGTAGTAAATCCAAAAGAAAATAAATCACGTGCTATCTTTCGGAACTGAGATATGTCCACTTTTATAGACGCTGTATCTCCACAAGAACCATCAGCTTTAGACTTTGACCGAACAGTAAACTCTACCTCATCATCACTATTCATGGCCAAATTTACAGAAAGGTACGCTGGGTAATTACACCCAGGTGCTGTGTACGCTGTTAAATTGGTTCTCATATCTACTCCTTGCCTCCCCACTCTGGTATAAATACGTGAATGGGTTTGTTTGTAGACTGGGCATTTCTGCCAGCCTCTGCACATCGCTATGCAGATCGGACTATATCATCATCCTCAAGTTGAGGAGTCTCGCGTGTAGTCTCTACGGAGCCTTTATTTAGGGAACACATTTTCTGCCTTAGTTTTTCTTTTTGTTCTACGTCTGGGCCTTCGATGCTGAGGTATTCCAGCGCCAAAATAGCCTGTTCACGTTTTATAACTAAGTGCGGCAACATTCCTAACAGGAGTTCCTTCTTGTTAGTTTTGCCTTTTGGTTCCCACTTGTACTGCGGTTTATATCCAACTTGTGCTTTAGAAGCACTCATGGAGAATCGTCCACCAAAGTTTTTTATTAACCACCGCATAAGCGTTAAACTTGTGTTGGAAATCGCAGCAGACAGAGTGGTGAAGTGGTTTTCCTTGTCTCTAAGAAAAATATACACCGAACCCTCTCCATCAAATAGACCGGCCAGATACGACCATTTATTTTCATTCATAAAGTTTCCTCGGTATTGTCTGTTTACCACTAACTTCAGTATAACAGAGTTTCACCGATATAGCAAGATTGTTGTTGCGTGTTACTTGCCTGCAACAGCCGCTAAAGCTTTTGGGCTAACGGCGAAAAGGCCCTTCTGTTTGCTATCAGTACTAGCTTGCGCCAGCCAACTGATCTCACAAACGTTGAAGAGATAAACGGGTGCTAGAGCGAAAGAAGCCCATTGGCTTCCCGATCCGCGCAGCATTGAGTCTGCGTTGCCAGTTCCTTGCGAGATTGCTGCACCAGCCTGTACCCGGAAAGGTACGCGGAAGGATGCACGCTGCGTTCCACCAGCATTTGACTGGTTCGACACAGGAATCTTTGTTGCTTCCGCCTTGAACATGGAATATGCCGTGGTCCCGTGGAATACGAGATCAGGAATTTCCTTGGCAAAGGCGTCTAGTTCTACGGCTTCAACAGCCGCTTCTAATAGTGCCATAAAGATGTGGTTCCTTGAAACAAAGTACGCTGTAGACTTTCTGAGTGTCTACCCGTCCGTGCTGAGTCGTTACTTTTCCTTACCACGTCGCACCCGTGTCGAGAATTGGGACCTTCGAGGTCATTCAGGGTTTGATAGTGTTTAGATCGAGGTGATTCTAAAGTGTGCGGGTAGATGAGGTTTGTATCATCCCATGCACTTGTAACCCGCTGTGCATCTTGAAATCTCTGCAGTGCCTCGCGGCCCCCTGCAGTGCGGGGTCAGTTTAGTGCTCTATACTGACAACAAGGTTTGTGGATGTTTTCCCTACCCAGTTATGCATTGTCTGCGCTGTGTAGGCACCCACGAAACTACTGCACGCCGAGTTTTATCTTGGCGCGTGTCTTGGGCTGATGCTTCTTGCCCTTCTTGAACTTCGCCTTAGCATACCGAATACTGGGCGGATACTTGCGAAAAACTCGCTCGTGATGGGCTTTGCGTTCGGCTGCTTTGCGACGTTTTGTTTCCAGTTTTTGTTCTGGTGTACGCATGAGTTAACCTCCTATAGGCTAATTCTCATTGGACACCTCCTAACTTGAATTTGGTTTACAACTTACAGCGACTGTGTTGCCGTAGTGTCTGCGGCGAGAACCGTGACATTATAGGGCACGTTCACGGCCAAGGGATTGGCTGCGACTCCAGCGCACTGCACGGTCAAAGAAGCCTGACTTCCGGTTCCTGCGACGGCTGTTACAAAGCCGCTGATCGAAATGGCATCTCCTACTTGTACGGGCTTGCCGTCACGAGTTGTTCCGCCTACTGTTCCTGATACTGCCATAATGTTTCTCTTTTCTCGCCGTGAACGGCGCTTTGATTTACTTTCTCCAAGTTACTAATCTGAAACTCTTTCCATCTGTGCTCTTGACAAAACCACGACCAGCAATCTGCATCATGACAAGTTCGCTTGAGGAGTACGTTCTTTCCCCAATCTTAATTTCGTCACGAACAAGATTCGTAGGTCTTGTAGCAACGTAGACTGGTTTACCTGTAGCCACCGACTGTTTGCTGACTGCGGTATCCGTGGTCTTCTTGACGTTCGCTGCCGCCACCCGACCAGCCGCCGAGCCGCCTTTGGCGTAGCCGGGGTACTTAGTCTGGATGGTCTTGGTCACCACATCGTTTGCAATTCTGTCGAGTGTGGCGTTGTGGAACGCTGCAACCTCAGCTTTGAGTGCTGGGGTATACGGCTTCTTCCAGAACGTATCCATTTGCCGCTGATAACCCCTGTCGGCCTTCAGTGTGGCGTAGAGACGTTCCTTGATACCGTTACCGATGTCAACCTTAGTCTCACGTGGAAATTCTTTGAAGTACGCCATCTTTAAGAAAGGTGCGAATGCCGCGCCGAGTGCGCGGTTATTATAGTGCTCCGCATCGGTAGCAATACCTTCTTCGTATGTTGTCTTAGACTTCGTAGTCTCAGCAGCCTTTGTCTTTTCAAACTCGGCCTTCTCAGCCTC